GGCATTGCGACCATCACCGCTGGTGGCGCTGGCACCCAGGCCACCCTCACCCGCAGCAACACCCTCTCGGTGTTCCAGTGATGCAGAAGCGCCTACTCCTGGCGCTGATCGTGGGGGCCGTCATGGCCCCCCTTTCTGCAAGCGCCCAGATCTACAACTATTGGTATGGCCCTGGCACGCTGCGGGCTGGGACCACTACGGGCACATCCACCAGCACCAGCACTGAGACGGTCAACTCTGTGCAGCAGGTGTATGGCGGCACCACCTACAGCGCCACTGGAGAGAACATCCAGCCTGGCGGTGCTTTAGGCCCTGGTCAGACCTACACGGTGGCTCGCCCTGGAGAGCCGTTCCAGTTCAGCGAGACCTACCAGCCTGCAGGCATCGTGAGCATCACGACCACGGGCAAGACCGCTGTCACCAACACGCTCACCAATTCGTTGAGCGTCTTCTCTGAGATCGGGACCAACTGATGCGTCGCCTCCTTGCCCTGCTGTTGTTGTTGGCTGGTCCTGCAATGGCGCAGACCACAGCGCCGATCGCTAACAGCATCAACACCACCAACGCAGGACAAGCGTCGGGCACGGTGCTCAATAGCAACACTCAGCTCAACCAGCTGCCGATCATGCAGCAGGAGTTTGGTGCTGGTTTCCGCTGTCAGAACAGCACCGTCAGCTTCTCGCCCTACTACGTCGGTAGCGACACCAGCTATTCCAGCTACGTCGGGGCCAGCGGTTACGGCGGGATGGTGACGGTGAGCGTGCCGCTCGATGGTCGCGGCGTTGAATACTGCATGGCGATGGCCAAAGCCAGGGTCGAGAAGGAACAGTTCGACCTTGTGATCGTCCGTGCGCTGAAGTGCGCTGACCTGCTGCGTGCAGGCATCGTCTTCACCGATGAGAACACCAAGAAGCTGTGCGACGGGCTGGCCTATGTTCCGCAGCGCGACAGCACCAAGGGCGTTGCATTGCCAGTGCCTCAGAAGACGCCTGAAGTGATCTTGACCCGATAGCTCTCGCTAAGTTGGCTATCCGTCCTTTTCTGAGGGAACGGGTAGTCCGCTTTGGCAGGACGCGGTGAGGCTGGCACCTCGTGAGGACCAGCTACCTGCCACCCCCATTGATGTATTCAACGGAATAACCGTTTGGCATGAGCGGGTTCTCTCTGACATTGACCACCGGCCGGCCATAGAAATCAGGAAGGGTGCAACCAGTGAAGGGTGCATCTTCTGGTGTGATGTCAGTACCGAGGTAGTAGCCGCAGGGAGGGCCTGCCAGCTGAGCAAGAAGCAATGCAGTGGTGAGCATGTGATCAGGCCTCCAGTGCGCTGACGCAGGCAGCGAGTGCATCGGTTTGAAGGTGCAGGTAACGCTGCACAGAGGCCAGCGAGGTCCAACCACCAAAGGTCATGAGCTGGTGCAGAGGGATGCCTGCAGCGGCGAGCTTGCTGGCGCAGCTGTGTCTGGTGGTATGGATGCCGAGCTGTGGGTCATCACCAACACCGGCGTACTCAGCAGCCTTCTCAAACAGGCGTCTGTATTGGGCGTAGGTGTAGGGGAAGACGCGATGGGTGCGGATAGCAGGCAGGTGCTGCTCAACAGCAGCTACAGCCTTGGCAGTGAGCGGGATGCTGCGGACCTTGTTGTTCTTGGTCTTGGCAAAGGTCACACGTCTACGGGCGAGGTCAATGTCTGCACCAGTGAGGTGTTCAAGCTCACCCCAGCGAGCACAGGTCTCAAGCAGGAACACCAGGCAATCGGCCGCTGCAGGTTCTCCAATGCGTTGGAAGTATTGGCAGAACAGAGCGGTCTCCTCATCAGAGAGCACGCGGTCCTTGGTGTTTTGCAGCTTGAGCTGTTGCGGGAAGCGCGGCACCTGCTGGATGTGACCACGCAGGTGAGCGTCATTGAACATGGACCGCAGTGCTGAGACCTTCTTGTTGACGGTGGAAGGCCTGTTACCGGCGGCTAGGAGCTTTTGCCGCCAGGCATCGACATCAGGCGCTGTGATCTCACTGAGGAGGGTGTGAGGGCCGAAGTAATCAACAGCTGCTTGTGAGTACATGGCAGCTGTCCGTTCAGCTGAGGTGCCATCCCAGCGGACCTTGAGGGACAGGCGTCGTGCATCTTGCAGGCTGAACAGCTGGATGGGTGTAGCGGGCTTGGCCAGCAGTGCTTCGAGCAGCTCACGCTTACGGCTGATGGCCTCACGTTTGGTCTTGCAGAGAGCTGTCTTGCGCTTGCCATTGACGGTGACATCAGCCACCCAGCCAGTGGGTGTATGGCGGATAGAGCCGGACATGGTGGTGGTTGTTGGTGGTGGTGGTCAGAGCCCTTCGATCTGACGCCGGAGGGCTTTGCCTTTGGGTGTGAGCTGAACAAGGAAACGCCTGCCTTCTGCTGGATCACGCACGACCTGAACAAGGCCAAAGCCCTCATGACCTTTGCGGTTCATGGGGCCTAGAGCATTGATGGTGCGGCTGACAGCGCTGTTGGAGAGGTCCAGGCGTTGTTCGATCAGCCGGAGTGTGCAGGGCTCGCTTTCGGCAACGACCAGGAAGACCTGGGCGAAGTGAATAGGGAGATGGGTTGGGTCTAGGGACGCAAACACGTCCAAAGCCCTCTCCAACAGACGTAAATCCAAGGATCAGCTCTTGCCTGGGTACTAGGAGTCTCGCACCTGTGCACGGCGAGCTGGCGTTTGCCAGGCGACAGCAGCCCCCATAGGCGAAACCCTGTCCTGCCAGTGGATGTAGGCAGGTCCAGGGCTGCTAGAAATACCCAGCTTGTGCTGGGATCTGCATCTGATTTACAGCGCATTGACTACTAGGTATGCACGGGTGATGAGTAGGTGGACCCTACAGGTCACTGGTTTTTGCCAGGCGTCCTGAGGGAATCAACGAGGTGTTGGCCTTGTTCAGTGAGCAGGAGTTGGCGGCCGCCTTTATGCGGATGTGGTCTTGCTTCCAGAAGGCTGAAGGGGCTTGGTTTCCAGGCGCCTGACACGTAGGCAGCACGGCCAAGGAGTGCTGAGACGATGCGGTGCGCTGTACGACCTGACAGGTCCATGACCTGCTGCAGTTCAGCGACTGAATCGACGCCATCAGCTACATGGAGGAGGGCCTCAGCTGTTGCTGCTGTGGTGGTTGGTGAGCAGCTGCGGAAGGCCGACAGGTAGGCCTTGAAGGGTTGGAGATTGTTCACAAGCCGCAACGATCAAGCAGGGCTGACAAGATCTCCTCAGTCACTGGCACCTGGCCCCAGTTGATGGCTGGAGGGTTCTTGATGGCGTCAATGCGGGCCATTGCCTCGATGGCTTCAATGCTGGGCTTTCCTCGCTTGAAGCTGTCCTTCTGCCGGCTGGCAGCGAAGCAAGTGAGGGCAACAGCAAGGCCAGCAGGGCCAGCCAGGACTGAGAGCGGAAGAATGAAGAACCAGGCCATCGGTGGTGGTTGTTGGTGGACAGCTGGTGAGAGCTGTAGAGGGCCCAACAGGAGGGCCCAGTGCAGCTGTCAGCCGTTGGCCAGTGCGAAGGACTGGAAGGCGTCCAGCAGATCGCTGAAGAGCTGGGCCTCTTCCTCGTCCTTGATCAGTTCAGGCGCTTTGGCAGCCAGCCGGTTAAGGGCTGCAAGGGTGAGCCGTATCTCCTGGCTGTTGACGAAGGCAAAGGAAGGGACGGGTTCGCGGTTGGTCATGGCTTGTGGTGGTGGTTGGTGGTTGGTGGTTGTTATTGAGAGGCCTCTAGGAGGCCCGCTAAGGGCCTGTCAGTAGCCCAGAGCTGTGAGTGGTGCTGAGAGGCCTTACAGGCTCTCGCTGGCCCTTGTGAAGGTCAGTGGTGCACAGGATCGCCAGAGCGAACCCCAGCACCACGCAAGCCAAACGGTTACAGGTCATTCCCTTGCCCTCAGCCTTTGAACGTTGCACCGATTGCAAGACCCCTCAAAAACTCCTTGGCCTCTGAGGCAGTCAGACACTCAGCCAGTGCGTCAGCACCTTTGCCGTTGGTCCTCATAACTGAGTAGCCAGTCAGCGACTTCTGCAGCCAGAGATCCCACTGAGTGGCAATAGCTGCGGTCTCAGCTCTGCCGTCCAGCTCTTTCCTTGTGATGCGTGCCATTGCTCTGTTGGTGGTGGTTGTTGGACCGATGCAGTGCACCGGTGCACACGTCATAGCACCTCTTTGACACTTGTGGCAATTGGGCGCGGGGATTGGCGTGCTGCTTCCTATGCGTGTAGACGCATACAAGCCATGCAGCCATGCCTGCTCACAGCCGGCCACACCACCACCACGCACCACACACACCAGCCCTCAACACCACGTCAGCGGATCTCAAATCCGCAGACACACCAGTCAGCACCTGCCCCTACCGCCCCCGCCTGCCCAGCACCTGCTCACACCCCCTGCCCCTGCCCTCAAAACGACATCAGCCCCTACCCCCAGCAACCAGCGCTCACAGCCCCAAGCACCGGGGGCATGGGGGGAACGTCACCGTCGCGCTGTAGCGGAAGCCATCACATCGCGCGAGGTAAAACTGGGAAATGAGTGAGGTGAGTGCACCCCTTGAAGTGAGTGGGTCCGAAAGGAGCCAGGAGGGAGAGGGGTGCAGGAGATCTCCAGTAGTGAGATCTAGTGACTGAATAAGAATCTAAAGAGGCGGAAAAACGGGCTAGGTGCGGACGGAGAGGTATTGACACCTATGTCTGCACATGTGCAATACTCGGGGTATGGAACCCGTTGCCCTGACAGGGGTGACAAATGTGTCCATCCAACAACCACCGGTATCACTGGCTTCTGGCTGCCCTTCCCCAATGGCCAATACCAATCCATCCCCCAATGCTTTTACCTATGGACAGAACGAGCTTTGTGATGGTTCACCTCAAGGACACCGAGAGGGTCATGGACCTGTACTCGCAGCGAGCGATCAAGCCCAGGGACGGGATGCTGCTTTGGTGCCTGCTGTCGTTTGCTGATCCATCTACCGGTCGGATCTGGGCATCAGCTGACGGGCTGGCTGACCGGATGGGCAGCAACGCTGCAGAGATCCGCGCTGGCATTGCCCGTCTGAAGAAGCAGCACCTGCTCAGGCAGATCAAGAACTCTGTGACCGGTGAGCGGTATTACCGGATCAACCCATGGATGGTCTCCTGCGGGAAGTCTCAATCCATCGGTCTGGCCATGAAGGAGTTCGAGGAGGCCTGAGATGAAGTTCCTCGCAGCTCTCGCGGCAGTGTTCCTGGCGGCACCTGCCTATGCCCAACAAGAGGCACCCGCGCCATGTGCTCGCAACATGGTCGAGAAAACAGACGCCAACCGCTGGTGCGCAAGGCGTTACAGCGCTGAAGACATCCAATGGCAAGACCGTCAAGCGGCGGCCTACTGCCGGATGGATCGTGATCTGCGGCTTGTCCGTGGTGACGTTCTCGCTCAGCAGGGGCAGTACCTGGAGATCGCTACCAACAGGGTTTCCTGGGATTACCAGGTCCAGCGTTACGACGGGTTGATTGCCCACGGCCCATTCATTGATCGCATCGCTGCTTGCACGGCTGATCAGCGAACCGCTTTTCACAAGCGCTACATCGAGCCGATGTTGTCTGGCGTTGGCAGCTACTACCCCTCGTACACCGGTGGCCCTGTCCACGTCCGTGCACACACCCGCTGCAATGCGAGGAAGTGCTGGTCTGTGAGGAGCTACACCCGGCGGCGCTAAGGTCCAGTCATCCGTAACGGGTGGTGCCGACGGAGCTACTGGAGTTTGGATTTGCTGGCCGAGACAGCGGATTCCAGTTCCGGTGGTTGTTGGGGAAGCCCCTGCTGCTTACGGGTGGTGGGGGCTTCCTTGTGGCTGCAGGAGGCTGCAGGTCGACTGCGGCGCGACAGCGCTGCAAACTGGGTGTGATGCACCAGTGCCTTGTAAATGGCCTATCTCACCAACAACGAACGACTGGATCTTGGTCTGATCGGTCAGTCCGATCGTCCTGTTGCTGACATCCAAGCAGCGCTGGCCACAGCACCTGCTGGCTACTACGTCGAGGGTGTTGCTGTTGCTGGCCCTCCTAAGGGCGGTCCTGGTGCACCTGGTCCTTCCGGTAGCGCTGGCGGTACTGACCCCGGTAGCACCAAGCGGATGCGCAAGTGATGGAGTTCCAGGCTGAACAGATGAGGGATGACTGCGTGAAGGTCTCCCTCTCCCATAACGGCCTGGAAGCCGTCTGCTTCGTCTCTTCCTTCCATCTGGTGGCAGATAAACGGAAGCAGCTTGAAGCGGCCTTACAGGAGCTTCTAGAGGTGGCTGAGGGCGTATGAGCTGGCAGCCTCTGCCCGAGGAACTCCAACCCCTCTCCCATTTCTGCTGTTACCTGCTGCGGGAACTCAACCTGGCTGAAACGCCAACCAAGCAGCAGGTCTCAATCCTCAACTACCTGGAGAACGGTCCTGATCGACAGATCATCACCGGCTTCCGTGGTGTGGCTAAATCCACCCTCACAGGCATGTATGCCCTGTGGCGTTTGCGTATGGACCCCTTCCGCGAAAAGGTCCTCATCGTTGGTGCCACATCCGACAAGGCTGTTGAGATCACCAACTGGATGCTGCGGTTAATCCGTGACATCGACATCCTTCAGTGCCTGGCTCCTGCTGCTGATGGTCGTGGTTCTGTTCAAGCCTTTGACGTTGGTCCAGCAATCGTTGACCAGTCACCATCTGTTCGCGCTGTTGGCATCCTTTCCCCTTCACTGACGGGTAAGCGCTGTACCGTTGCAATCGCGGATGACATTGAGACACTTAGCAACTCCATCACACCGCTAAAGCAGGAACGATTAGCTGCTGCCATTACAGAATTAGAGGCGATCAGAAAGCCTGCAGTGGAAGGGGAGTTACCACGTAAGACCATCTTCCTTGGCACGCCTCACCTTGAGTCATCGCTATACCTACGCCTCAATAGAGAGCGGAATTATGGGATGCGTATGTGGCCTGCCCGTTATCCCAACCCTGCTGTTGATGACGAGTGGAATTGCTATGACGGCAATCTTGATCCACTGATTGCTGCAGAGGTTGAAGAGGATCCATCACTGATTGGTGAACCCACCGATCCAGAACGCTTTGGTCATGACGAGTTACTGAAGCGTGAGATGTCGATGACACGTTCATCGGTGCAGCTTCAGTTCCAGCTCAACTGTCGTCTCTCAACCCTGGATCGTTACCCCATTCGATTGGGGGACATGATCGTGATGGATCTCGATGGCAAGGCCTTGCCGGAGGTGATCAGCTGGGCGTCAGGTCCTGACCAGCGGATTCAAGATCTGATCTGCATCGGGATGGGTGCTGATCGGTGGTATCACCGGCCCATGCTCACGCAGGGTTGGATTGCGCAGGACGAGACCTGGCGATGCGTGTTGGCCATCGACCCTTCTGGTCGTGGTGCCGATGAGTTGGCCTGGTCTGTGGTGGCCGAGCTGAACGGCAACTTCTTTGTGCTGGAGTCCGGCGGTACGACGCAGGGCTATGCCGATGAGGTGTTGAAGCTGCTGGCGATGCGTGCCGAGCGCTGGAAGGTCACCCAGGTGGTGGTCGAGAGCAACTTCGGCGATGGCATGTTTGAGGCCCTTCTTGCACCGGTGTTGAACAGGGTGCATCCGTGTGGCATCGAGCCGATCAAGGTGACGATGCAGAAGGAGCGTCGGATCGTGGACACCATTGCACCGTTGGTGCAGCAGCACCGTTTGGTGATGTCTGCGGAGTTGATCAGGAAGGATTACCGCGAGGCAGAGCGTGATGCGGAGAAGGGTCACCAGCGGTCATTGATGTATCAGCTCAGTCGGATCACGACAGAGCGTGGCGCCTTGATCCATGACGACCGCATTGATGCGTTGTCGTTAGCGCTGAAGTTCTTTACCGATGCCGCTGCTCAGGACCAGGTACGTGAGCAGCAGCTACGGCAACAGGATCTGATGGATTGGTCAGTGGAGTGTTTCTTGGATGAGAGCGGTGCCAGCTTGGATGCGTTGGCAATGGGTTTTAAGCCTGGTGCTGCGATGCCTCGTCGGTCGTATGGGGGTGTGAGACGGAGCGAAGGGGAACCACTTTCTCCTGGAGTGCGGAGAAGTTGAGCTTGGCGGCCATCTTGCTTTTCAGCGCCTGGGTATCGGTTTCAGCCAGATTGGCGGTGATGGAGTTTTGCTTAAGCAGTTGCAGAGCAACGCGGAGATCATCGTTGCTGACGGGTTTGTAGTTGCCGTCTTCATCTTCGCTGCCGTTCTCAATGCGCTCACGAACCGAGCGAACGACTGAGGCATGGAGTTGTTCTAACTCCTTGGCGAGATCAGCCATTGGTGATAGGTGGTGTTGAGTTCATTGTGGCCTGACGCGCCATAGGAGCGAAACTGGGAAGGATGCACCAGTGGTAAGCAGTGTCCTTTCCTTTCCCCAAGAATCCGACTGATGGGCAGGTGGTCAGCTCCACCGCCCCTGATGGCTCGATTCTGACGGCCACCTATAGGGCAGCGAAGAATGAGTGGGAGGTGAGCAGGGCGCTGCCACCGCCGACCACGATCACGGGCACACCAGCGATTGCGGTGACGCCTACTGCTGACGGGCAGGTGATCACCTGGGATCAGGTGGCTGGCCGATGGATAGCCAAGACCCCAAGCACTGCTGCCACTGGCACCACCAAGAGTTTCGTCAAAGCAGCGCAGGCTGATGCGGACCAGGCCAATGGTGTTGGCCCTGCTCAGCTGAAGCAGGGGGATGTGCAGTTCACCGCTGAGAACCTGCACAAGGAGATCAAGTTCTGGAATGGTGCGGCCTGGGTTGAGAGCCTGAGCGAGGACACGATCAAGCAATGGATCAGCGCTGGGTCGTTGTTCCGTGGCGTGGTGAAGGAGAGCAGCTTGAGCACGCTGCCCGCACCAGCTGTTGCGAACCGGGGTTATTACTTCAGCTGGACCGGGAACCCTGGCCATGTGGTGGCAGCGGGTGACCCAGCCATTGGCACCGACCTGGCTGGTGAAGTGCTGCAGGTGGGTGACTGGATCCAGTCGGATGGCACCAAGTGGGTGCATGTTCCTGGTGACCTGCTGAGTAAGCAGCGCTGGGATTCGCTGGGTTCATTCCAGCCTTGGTCTGACACCAGCTGGGAGAGCGGTTCTGTTGTCAGCTATCAGAAGGCGTTCTTCCGCGCTTCTGCACTGGTCTCGCCTGGTGATGCAGCGCCTGGCACTGCTGGCAGCAAGTGGGTAGACATCACCCCGCTGCCTCATATGGGCTTGGAAGACCTGAAGAAGGTCAACGCCAACGTTGCTGACCCAGACCTGCATGGAGCTGTCTTCCAATGGGATGACAACATCAATGAATGGGTAGCCAGTGACACCTTGCAGATCGGTGCTGTCCGGTTTGACGATGAGGGCGTCGGTCCTGAGATCACGGGCTTTGCTGATACAGACTTCTCTGTAGCAGGTACTGATGACGCTAGTTATGTTCCTTCTGTCTATGCAGTTAAGGAGTATATCAACGCACAACCTAAGCCCTTCCTGGAAGAGTTGGATGACTGCGGTGATCTAAGCCTGGCACTTAATGGTCAGGTGCCCAGCTGGGATGCAGCCAATAGCAAGTGGATTCCAACCACTGTCAGTGCTGCTCTGTCTGGCCTGACAGATGTTGACCTAGCAACCACACCTCCTACTGATGGTCAGTACCTGAAGTACAACGCTGCTGGTACTAACTGGATTCCTGAAACACCTGTCACTGCTCTTGATGGGCTGTCTGATGTAACCCTGGCCACTCCTAGTGATGGCCAGCTGTTGAAGTTCAACGGCACCAGTGGTCAGTGGGAGAACATCACACCGAACTACCTGAACCCCACCAACGGTTACACCAAGACCGAGGTCGACACCAAGCTCGCCACCCTCACCACCACGTTGGAACATGAGGAGTCGGTCATGGCGATTGCCAATGATCCTCCTGCTGTACCAACACTCAACGACCTCTACATCACGGGCACAGTCCCGACTGGGTTATGGGCTGGGCACGCAGGAAAGCTGGCTCGCTGGGATGGCACAGCCTGGCAGTTCGCTGATCCCCGCACTAACGAGACACACCTCGTTGAAGATGTCGCTGAGACGTGGCACTGGAATGGAACGGCATGGGTGAAGGTGGCAGTAGCCACAACAGCAACAGCTGTTTCCACTACTCCTGTTGGAACAATCATTCAGTCGGTGCTGACCCCTCAGCAGTTCCAGACTGCAATGGGCGCCGATGGCAGCAAGTGGCGTCTTGCTGCTGGTGGTGATTGCACGGGTACTGCCTACGCAACTCTCACTGGTGCCACAACACTGCCTGACCTGCGGGGCTCCTTCCTGCGGATGGCTGGGCAGAGCCTGTCTGGTTGGGACGGCGGTGCGCTCAACGGATTTACTGAGGACAGCACTGCACGTCCAAAGAACGCCTTCACTGGTTCAACCGACTCCGCCGGAGGCCATACGCACAACCTGTGGTCAAGGCGGATGAGCGCTTACTCGGGTGCTGGCTATTACCCCGCTGCTCAAACAGTTGGCGAAGGTATCTCGGCAGGGGGTGTGGCAGACGTTTCTGGGCGGTGGATGGATAGCGATGGCGCTCACACCCACACCGTTCAAATCACAGGCGGCGGTGATGCTGAAACCAAGCCCAAGTCCTACGCCGTCAACTACTTCATCAAGGTGAACTGATGACACCTCGTTGGCTCACAAGCAGCATCGTGTTGGTGGTTGCCACCACTGCGGTGCTGTCTGTGGGTTGGAGTGCAGCCTGCACCTTTTACATCGGACCACGGATGTTTGATGCCGCCATGCAGGGCAAGTTGCAACATGAGCCTGCTGTCTGTGAAGACGCGGAGAACCGTGCCCTGCAGGTGCTCACGGCATTGCTAGCCACGTTGATTGGCTTGCGCAGTAACCCACCTGAATGACGAGCCCTAGAGAGTCACTGATCGCCAAGGAACATGCAGCAGGTGCCGCTGCACTGCTCACTGCTGTCAGTGGCTTGTTGGCTTGGATGATCAGTGCTGGCGTTCAACTGGACGGCAGGATCGACAAGCTCGAACAGGCGACACGAATCCTGCTGGGACCTGACGGCAAGATCATTCCTGCGCCTGAATCAGTGGAAGCAAAGTTCCACGCTCAGGCATTGGAACGTGAGATCACCACGTTGAGAGACCGGGTGAAGGAGCTGGAGACGAGGGCGTTCAGGTGACCATCCGTGTTTGGAAGTTCGGGTCCGACTCATCGAGGTGAACCTCAGGGCCGAACCCGGTAGCTGCTAGCTCAGGGCTGATTCCTTCCTGTTGCAGCTTGGGTCTCTCGGCTGTGACCTCTGCAATCCAGGCATCGAACTTGGCCCTGGAATCGGTCTTCACCGGAAGGCTGAGGAACTTCCGCAACAGCTTCACGTCACGGAAGAACATCGAGCAGCCATTGCGATAGGCCACGTAGTAGCGGCCATTCCAGTCAGGGCCTGTCTCGATGAGCATCCCGCCGCCGAGGTCGAGCTTGGCTCGCTTCATCGGTGCTCCTGCATGATGCGGACCAGCTTCTGCGGGTAGGAGCTGTCGGTGGCGTAACCCTGGCGCTTGAGGTCATACGCCGCGTCCTCAGCCGTGCGGCAGTGGTTCACCCCCTGGTAGCCCTTGTAATCCAGATACCAGCGGGACACGAGGTAGTTCACCGAGTCCTTGAGGGTGGGGAAGTCGATGAAGCCAGCGGTGATGGTGACCATCTGGCCGTTCACCTCTTCCTGGGTGACGTGCTGCGAGCCGCTGCCCTTGATGCCGAAGAAGTTGTTCTTGCCGCTGACAGCCGTGCCGTGGGCGGATTCCAGGGACCACTGAGCAGCAACCAGCTCTGGGAACTTGGCACCGCAAGCCTGCGCTGCTGCCTTCACCCCATCCCAGGTGTTCGGGTAATCGGCTGGTGCAGGGGGCCGCTCATGGAAAGCCTGCGTCCACGCTGCTGATTCGGTCAGCAACGAGGGGTCGGATTCCAGGATGTGCTGCCGGAGGATCTCGATGGCCTTGAGCTGCTGCGGTTCGCCACGGAAGAACTTCCAGAACTCGGCCCAGCGCTCAGCGGAGAAGGTGATGTCGCTCATCATTGGCCTGTTGTAGCCCACCGGTGCACAGAAAGTATTAGGGATAACTGCATCGTTTGGTTACAGTTAGTCCATAAATTGCTGGAGGTCTCCATGACCACGGCGCAAAGAGAGATCAGGGAGATCAAGAAGGAGCTAGCGGAATCAGGAGCCGACCCGTTTGAGGTGGCCGCTGAAGCGCTTGCATCCGCCCGTCGCTACCGCCAACAGCTGGATGAGTTGAAGGCTGTAATGTTCCTGCGTCCACCGGATGCCAATTTCTGCTGGTTCAACCCCGCAGACTGCGGCAGTCGGCAGAGCACGGGATCCTTCTAATCCCTTGCAGGACAAGGCGGGACCATGGCGGAATGGCAGACGCAGCGGACTTAAAAAGCGCGTTTGATCCATTCACCTGTGCATAGCAGTTGCGCTGGAATGGTTTGAAGCCTTTCCAGCGTTGCTGGCAAAGATGTGCACTGGTGGGGTGGAATTACTGCTGAAAGCAGCCAACTCTGCACGGTGAAACCCGAAAACGCGCCTTCCACACCGGTGGATGAACTGCAGCTGCAGAGGCTCAGGAGGGAGGTCAGGCGGGCCAAGGAGCGTGCTGAGGCCATGCAGCGCAACCTCAGGGATAAGGGCCGAGAAGGTTCCACGGGTTACGGGGCTGCCCTGTTTGAGCTGTATGGCGAAAGCGTCGGGGTTGCGATTGATGCGCTGCTCACAGATCTGCTGGAGAACCCCACCCGTGCGGGGAAGCACTTCAGCGCTTGGCCGCTACTACTGCACTTCTGTGATCGCGGCCCACGGTCCATTGCGGCGATAGCTCTTGGTGTGGTGATTGATGGGATCTCAACCACCCCACAGCGACCGATTCTGGCTAAGCGCATTGGTCGCGCTTTGCAGGATGAACTGAAGGCCATCCGCCTACGGAGGGGTCGCGGCGCGGTGCTCGCTGAGATGGTCAAGAAGGAGTACGGCAAGCGTGCGGTTTCAACCCGAGTGTTGGGTCAGTTGCATGTGGACCCATCGGGTTGGACGGTGCAGGACCGCCGTGAGCTGGGTCAGTTGCTGCTGGAGGTGATCGCTGCCAACACCAACTTGATCACCTTCAGTGATGAGCGGATCCCACGGGTGCTGCCTACTGAGGACGTGCTTGAGGTGGTGCGCCTCAACCCGCCGCGACCACTGCCGGTACGGATGCTGCCGTCGATCGTGCCGCCTGAACCCTGGTGCGACGTGAGGCGTGACGGCAAGGCGCTGGTTTCCAGCCGCCGGCCGATGGATCTGTCCCACATCACGGCCAAGAGCTGCGCCACTCAGTTGGAGGTGGTGAATTACGTGGAACAGCAGCAGCTGCAGATCGACCCCTGGATGGTGGCGGTGCAGCGTGAGGCATGGGACTGCAACCTGCCTGGTCTGTTTTCAGTGCAGCGTGACCCACAGGAACGGTGGCTAGCGACGCAGCAGGCGCCAGAGCGTGCACGGATCGAGGAGTCACTGCGGCAGTTCACCGAGGTGCAGGGCTATCCGATCTGGCTGGAGCATGACTTTGACTTCCGTGGCCGGCTGTATTGCTCAAGCCGCATTGCTGGTCACCAGGGTCCTGATCATCAGAAGGCCCTGATCTCGTTTGCGCAAAAGGAAGCGGTTGACGATGATGCGTTCAACCAGATGCTGTCGGCCGCCGCTGGGCACTACGGGTTAGGCCACTGCACCTGGGACGAGAGAGTGGAGTGGGGTAGGGACCACCTCTCTCGTCTGCAAGCAATTTCGGCGCAGCCGTTGGATCGCTTGGATCTCTGGAAGAGCGCCAAGGATCCCTGGCAGTTCCTCCAGATCGCACGCGCCATCTCGGATGTGGTGGCTGGCGACCTCTACAGCGGGGTGCCGATTCGCTTTGACCAGACCGCAAGCGGGATGGGGGTCATCGGTGCGCTGTGCCGTGACCGTCAGCTGGCGCTGCACACCAACATCATCGGGGATCGACGTTCTGATCTCTATGCCTACATCTCAGGCTGCCTGCTGAATCTCCTCCAGGCGGATCTGGATTCGTTCGACCCGCGTGATCAACGTCTCGCTGAGATGTGGTTGCAGTACCCGATCGGCCGTGACCTCGCCAAAGGGCCAACCATGACGACGATCTATGGCGCTCGTCATTTCGGAATCGTTGAACAACTGATCGACTGGTTACGGCAGAAGAAGCCTGACGTACCGGTTGAGCGCTGGGCAAGGGAGTACACGCTTCCTGCGCAGTACCTGGCGCACAAGCTGAACATTGCGATTGGGGCTGAGCTGAAGAGCTGCGTTGAGCTGGAGAAGTGGCTCAGGAAAGTCAGCGCTTTATGCGTGAAGAAGCAGAAGCGGATTGAGTGGACCAGTCCACTGGGGTTCCCGATCGCGCTTGGTAATGAGCTGGAACGTCAGCAGAAGGTGCGCACGGACCTTCATGGTGCACGGCGCTGGCAGCAGGCTGATGCCGGCTGGGAGCCGGGTGAGCTGAGCGCTCGCGCAACCAATCGCGGCATCACCGCCAACACGATCCACACCTTTGATGCCGCCCACTGTCAGGCAGTGGTCCTCAGATGTGCACAGATCGAAACTCCGGTACTGACCAACCACGACTGCTTCGCCACGATCCCCGCCAGGGCGGACTGGTTGCACCATGCGTTGCTGCATGAGCTGTCGGCTCTGTATCGGCAGGACTGGCTGGCTGAGATGCGGGTAGAAATTGGCAAGAGGGCAGGCGTACACCTACCGCACCCACCGATGGTTGGAGATCTTTGCGAAGGTGAAATCGGCCAGAACCCCTACTGCTTCAGTTGATCTCAGATTGAACCCAATCGGACTCCTCCTAGGGGTCTTGCGCGGCCACACCTACGCCACTACGGTCGCGCTGTTCCCCACCTGTGCAGAACACATGGCACGCGAGCTGATCGTCTCCCCACGGGGTGAGGCGCTCTGGGCAAAGATCCTTGGCGAACCCACCGCCTATGAGGACAACCCCAAAGCGTGGTCCGTCTCCCTGCTCCTTGATCCCCAGGATCCCGAGACGATTGCCTTCATTGAGCGACTGGAAGCCTCCTTTGAGGAGTTCCATGGCTCCAAGCCCAAGGTCGCCACGCATGGCTGGCCCTTTGCTGAGGAGACCATCAAGGATGAGAAGGGTCGCCCTGTCCCCACCGGCAAGGTCAAGTTCAACTTCAAGCGCAAGCAGGAGACTGCACGCGGCGGCATCAAGGATGGTCCGATCGTCCTGGATTCCAAGAAGAACTACTGGCCCCATGACCAGCTGATCGGCAACGGCAGCAAGATCAAAGTGGCCTTCACCCCCTGGCCCTGGTCTGGCCCCAGCGGCAAGGGAATGAGTCTCGAACTGGAATCAGTCCAGGTCATCGAGCTGGTTGGCTACTCGAAGGAGGCGGTTGAGAGCGTCTTTGGCGAGGAAGAGGGCTACGTGGTGGATACCCCTGCTGCTGCTGTCCCCTTCAACGATGAGCCGACCTTCGCCGAAAAGCTGAAGGCACGCGCTGCTGAGGTGCAAGCCGAAGCCGCTGATGTGCTCGCTGAGGAAGTCCCCTTCTGATGAAGCAGGCGGACTTCGTTCTGCCTGTCAATCTCCAGCCCAAGGCACGTCCGCGCTTCCGCCGGTTTGGCAAGGCCTACACCGATGAGAAGTACCGGGCCTGGATGGAGAACACCGCTTCGATCCTTTCCGAGTGGTGGCCACATCCACCTCTTGAGAAAGGGGAAGTCATCGCTATCCACATGATCTTCCACGGTCCTGGGACCAGCGATCTGGACAACCTTGCCGGTGCCGTCATGGATGCAGGTCAAGGTGTGGTCTGGGCTTCTGATCGAGTGACTGTTATCCGCCGCTTGGAGTTGGAGTGGGTCGGCAGCAAGAAAGCGGATCAATTCATTGTTCTCAAAGTCATCTATCAGTGAACTGTCCCCATTGCAATCACCCTGATTCCAGAGTTAGTGAAACCAGAGCGAACCCTGATCACGATCGCCGTATTCGTATTTGCCGTGGTTGCGGTAAGACGTTCACGACGTTTGAGCGGGTGGCGGTCTACGCAGGCCGAGCGGCTGGATGGTTTGAAAGCTCTGTTGAACCAGAAGCAGAAGGAGATCCAGAACCAGCTGAGGTCAAGCCAGTACGGCGCAAAGCGCTGGAACGGTTTGTCGCGCAGCCGGCTGACCCCCTTCTGGAACCGTTTGAGCCAGAGGTGTGCGAGGCACTTCTCTCCTGGTGGAACGAGAGCCGTCTGAGTAAGCACGGTTCAAAGGCTGCCTGGACTGAGAACGCCTGGAAGCAGAGCATCCTGCGCCTTGCTGCTCTTCCGAACTGGAAGCAGTTGGTCTTGGCGCAGGCCGGTGTTGAACACGGATGGCAGGCACTCAAGCCTGAGTACCTGAAGGATGTGCCACCACCGCCGGCCTCTGGTCTTCAGCCGAAGTCTTCGGCGATGCAAGCCGCCATTGAGCAATGGAATACCAGAGCAGCGGGCTGACGATCGAAACATTCCTGGCGGTAGCTGAGATGGTCGCAGCACAACTGCGCATCAAGGAGGCCGATCGCTGGGCGCCTCAGATCTGTCAGCTCAAATACGTGTCCTTCACCGCTGAGTTTCCAGAGGTGAATGACGCTCAGTTCCTCTGGTCTGCAGAGCAATGGCTGCAGGACACCGGTGGCAAGGACTTCCTCCGCTATCCCACGTGGAAGGAGTTGATGTCGCCGCTGTATCGCAGCGAGAACGGACAGGCCAATCGCAGCTGGGGGTTCAAGGATTCCTTGCCCATTCAGCTGCAGCCTTCAGCGCAACAGCTGGCGGCGTTACCTCCCTCGCCGCAATCCATTGCTGCATCACCTGACCCGCATAACTCCGGGGCCTATCAGGTGTTCACGACTGAACAATGGCCCGCTCTACCAGCAGCTTCTGAATCAACAGGGCTGACACCACGGCAGTGGGCCGCGTATCTCAAACAACTCGCTGAGGAGGAAACAGATGGAACCTCTGATGACCGAGGCTCAGCTCAGGGGAATCCTTGAACGGGGCTTGGTTACAGGGAAGTGGTCCATCCAACAGTTCAACGCAAAAGCGAAAGATCCCATCCTTCCGAGTCGTGAGTTCCTAGAGGCCAATCCCAAGTTCTTGGACATGTCCTTCCGGGACATGGAGGCATACAGGAAACACAACCATCGAGGGTATCTGTGAACTGGGGGTCGCTTCGCAAGGGGATGACTGTTCGCTTCTACACCGCTTCTGGTTGGAAGAAGGGCACCATCGCCGCCGTCTACGAGAACAGCTGCAGCGTCCTCTGGTACGTGGGCAGCACCGAAAAAATCACGAGGGTCTATGACACACGAAGCATCAAGTTCCAGTGAGCCGCTGCTGGACGTGAGCCACGAGACAATCACGCGCCTGAAGGAGATGGCGATCCGTTCGTACAACGACGCGATGACCAACGGCCAATCAACGGTTGCCTCCTGGTGGGACGGCTACCTGCGGGCCTGTGATCACATTCTCGAAGCTGATGGCCAATAGAACGAGTTTCGGCGGAACGATGGAGGCGTATGAGGGCGCCCCCAATCTCGGCGAGGGGATTAGCCGGCCCGCCGCCAAGGTGCGAACCAGGGAGTTTCGACTCCTGGTGCGCTTTGCCAGGACACAACCGATGCGTGTGGTGATGCAGGCGGAGACCGCCAAGCGAGCACTGCACTACGCCCAGAACCGTTGGCCTGAGGCCTCTATCGAAATCATCAAATGAGCAACCTTCTTGATGCCTGCACTGAGCTGTACTGGTCTTTTGCTGAGTACGGCATTGACGATCGCCGTCGGATGAAGGCGGTGCTTTACCACCTGGCTGAGGAGATCAGAACCTGGGCACCGGATGAAAGCCAGGCCCGGATCTGTTTCCTGATGACCAATGAGATCGCGGATCGGATCAAGCGCGATTGCGAAACACCGGAGAAGAAGGATGGGGATCAAGAGTCCTAACCATCCGCCCTGCCCTGGTTGCGGCAGTGGTGACACCCGCTGTCAGCAGACCTTCCTCAAGCGTGGGTTTCGCATGAGGCGTCGCAAATGCTTCTGCTGTGGCCAGATCTTTTACACCGGTCAGCCATTGGAACAGGTGACGCCTTGCCTTGATCCACGCATCCTCCCGCTCTACCCCTATGTCAAAGCTGCTGGTTGATGCCGAGTATTTCCTCTACCGCGCCGCTGCCGGCTCGGAGGTGGAGATCAACTGGCACGGGGATGACTGGACCTACATGTGCCGTCATTCCGACGCGAAGCTCGGCTTCCAAGAGCAGATCGCTCTGGCAATGGAAGCCGTGCCTGCTGCTCAGCCGATGCTGGTCTTCAGCGATAGCAGCACCTTCCGTTATGGGGTGTGGCCGAAGTACAAGGCACAACGCAAGAAGATGCGTCGCCCTGCTGGCTACGGCGCACTGATCGAGTGGGTGTCTACAGCTGCAGCCTCCTGCGGCTGGAACATCGCTCGCCTGCCCGAGGTCGAGGGTGATGACGTGCTCGGCATCCTCTATGAGGAAGGCGACGTGATCTACAGCATGGACAAGGACATGAAGACCCTGCCGGGTCGTCACCTTGTTGATGGTCAGGTCGAGCACATCAGCCTGCGGGAAGCAGATCTCGCCTTCTACACCCAGGTGCTGACCGGTGATTCAGCGGATAACTATCCCGGTTGTCCGAAGTACGGCCCGGTGACAGCTGCCAAGTTATTGGCTGGTTGTCTCACTGAACTGGAGATGTGGAGCAAGGTGCTGGCTGCCTATGAGAAGGCAGGCTTTGATCAGCGCTATGCGATCACACAAGCCCGATGTGCACGAATACTGCGCAGCGGTGAGTATGACCATGAACGGGGAGTTCCGATCCTCTGGAACCCGCCGGTAGCCTGACCATAGAGACCTTCACCGTGACTATGCTTCCGCGCTTATCTGAACAGCTGGTGGCTGCATTGGCTGCTCAGTTTCCTGACCAGGCCCCAGACCTGGACTGGAATGAGAAGCAGGTGTGGTTTAAGGCCGGCCAGGTCTCTGTTGTTCGCTGGCTTGCTTCCAAGCTGGAGGAGCAGGAAGAAGGACCTTTCTCAGTGGAGGAACTCTGATGTGCTTTGGAGGGGGCGGCGGTGGTGGCGCCACCATCACGATGCCTGACACCGGTGCATACGACCGGATGGCGCAATCGCAGATCAGTGCGATGCAGTCCGTTCAGGACAACGCGATCAAGATCAAGCAGAACGAGTTGAACTCTGTTCTCTCTCGTCAGCAAGAGCAGCTCACCCAGCTGCGTGATCTCGAAACCCAGAGGGCCAATGACACCAGCGCTCAGGCCGCACGGCTTGCAGCGTTGATCGGTGCGCCGCCTCCAGAGAAGACAGCAGAGGCTCCGGTCACTGCTGCTGACCAGAACCGCAAGACCTTCAAGGGCAAATCCGCTTTAAGGATCAACCGCCCTGTTGCCACCAGCTCTGGCCAGGGAGCTGGCCTCAACATCACCTAGGAGACCAGCCATGTGTTTCGGAGGATCCCAGCCTCAAGCCCCGCAGATCACCTACCAGGGCCCGAGTGACGCTGACATTGCTGCCAATCAGGCGGCGCTGGATCAGTACAAGACCCAGATGCAGCAGCAGTCAGCAATGTTCAACACCCAACTGCAGCAGCAGATTGATGCCGCCAATGCTGAGACCGCTTCACTGAAGACCAAATACGACACCGAGGCTGCAGCGGCAGCAGCTTCTGCAGCAGCACAGCAGACCGGCGCCTATGCCGCGACAGCTACCCAGTCCGAGGCACCCTCTTCTGCTCAGACCACAGCGGCAACCGTCAAGAAGGAGAAGCCCAAGAGCAACCTGCGCATCAGCACAGCTGCACTGCCTAGCGGTGCTGGCACCGGTCTCAACATCGGAGTCTGATCATGTGCACCGGATCGACCAAGCAGGGGCCATCTGCTTCGTACACGCCGCCTCTCGTCAAGCAGCTGTACGACAACCCCAATCCCACCTTCAACTTCGGTGGGGTTGATGACCTTGGCCTGCGCATCCAGTCCGAGCAAGGCCGTGAGTATCTGAGCCGGATCGAGCGCAATGACGCTAATGCCAATGAGATCAGGTTTCGGGAGGCGCAGCTGAAGGCGATTGCTGATGAGCAGTACCGCCGTGACACGCCTCGTCGCTTGGCAGCAGAGCGCAGTGCGCTGGCCGCTCAGCAGCAGGCAGAGATGATCAGCTACCAGAACCGCATGGCTGAGCAGCAGGCTCAGCAGAAGGTTCAGACCGAAGAGCTGCGTGCTCAACAGGCTGAGCGTGTTGCCGGCATCCGCTCTCGCGGACAGGCCGTCTCTCAGTCCCTGCAGATCCTGGCCCAAGCAGGAGGTCAGGCCCCTACAGCTTCGACATCCAAGCCGACTGCTGGTCGCGCCGGTGCTCGCAGCACTACTGCCTCTCTTCGGATGGGCACCACTGGTTCCAGAGCCGGCAGCGGCTCCAATCTCGCGGTGTAAGCAATGGCCTCAGCACAGAAGCGTTATGACCAGCTGCGGACCGACCGCGATTACTACCTGGAGCGAGCGCGTGATGCAGCACGTCTCACGATTCCATACCTGATCCCACGCAGTAACGAACCTGTACGGGAGAACAAGGACGTTCACCTTCTGCCGTGGAACGGTATTGGGGCTCGCGGTGTTCACAATCTGGCTTCTCGTCTTCTTCTTGCTCTTCTCCCTCCTACGGAGAGCTTCTTCCGCTTCACCGTGGATGAGGTGGCCATGCAGCAAGAAGAGCTGCGTCTATCGCAGTCGGGTGCTTCAGAAGATCAGATCGCAGAGATGAAGTCTGAGATCGAGCTGGCTCTCAACCGGCTTGAGCTTTCGGTGTTGCGCAGCATTGAAACCAGCAATGACCGTGTGGCTGTGCATGAGGCACTGGTTCACCTGATCGTTGCTGGCAACTGCTTGCTCTACGTCTCGGAAGACGGGTTGCAATGTTTCCACCTCAACCGCTACGTGCTGTTGCGTGACCCCATGGGTAATCCCATGGAGGCTGTGGTGTGTGAAGAACTTGCCTTCAGTGCACTGCCTCTGCCGTTGCAGAAGCAACTGCTTGAACAAGAGGAAGACCTCAAGGGAATCCTTGATGACGAGGATCTAACGGGTAGCAAGAAGGAGAAGCCAGTCAGGATCTACACCCACGTGATCTGGGCTGATGGTCGTGTCCGCTGGCATCAGGAGGTGAAGGGTCATGAGATCGAAGGCAGTCATGGCTCTTCACCCATGGAGTCCTCTCCTTGGTTGCCACTGCGCATGATCCGACAGGACAGCAGTAGCTATGGCCCTGGTTACATCGAGTCGGCTTGCATCGCTGACCTGCAAACCGCTGAGGCATTGAGCCGTGCGGTCTGTGAAGGCGCACTGATCTCCGCCCAGGTGAAGCATCTGGTCAAGCCCAGTGGTGTCACCAACGCCAAGCAACTGGCCGAAGCACCCAATGGTGCGTTTCTGCCTGGCAACCCTGATGACGTGTTCACCGTTCAAACCCAGAAGGGTGGTGACATGAACGTTGCCATGGCTGCTCTGGCTCGCGTTGAGGCGCGGTTGGCGCAGGCAATGATGCTGGCGGATGTGCGTGACTCTGAGCGCACAACAGCTGAGGAAGTCCGCCTACAGGCGCAGCAGATCGAGAACTCTCTGGGTTCGATCTACGCAATCCTCACGGTTGAGTTCCAGTCGCCGTACATCGCACGGAAACTCGAACTCTTCACCCGCAAGGGTGGGATGACCAAGCTGCCTGAAGGGCTGGTGAGGCCCATGGTCAGTGTTGGCCTTGCTGCTGTTGGTCGCGGTAATGACCTTGAGAAGACTGCACGGTTCATGCAGATCCTGCAGCAGACGCTGGGCCCAGAAGGCATCGCTCAGTACGTGGTGCCTGGCGAGCTGATCAAGCGATTGGCCAGCTCGATGGGCATCAGCCCGCTTGGTCTCGTCAAGACCGAGCAACAACTTGCTGCTGAAGCACAGCAACAGCAGCAGATGGCAATGGCTCAACAAGCAATGGCGGCCGGTATGGCCGACCCACAGAAGTTGGCCAATGCCGCTGCCACCTCTCAGGAGATGGCAAACCCACAACCACCTGAACCGACCGCATGAACGACCAAGCACCTGTGATCTCTACCCCAGAGGCAGCAGCTTCTGGGATGGTTGCCCCTGGGCAGGAGAGCATCCTCGAAGAGTTCATCCAAGAACAGGAAGCTGCTTCCCGTGCTGAGGAGCAGCAAAAGATCCTTGGCAAGTTCAATTCACCAGAGGACCTCGCCAAGGCTTATCAAGAACTGGAGAGAAAACTGGGGCAGGGATCAGCTCCTACCCCAGAGTCTCCCTCAGCAGAACCCAAACAGGCTCCCTCCGGTTATACCGCTGAACAGGCTGCTCAGGTATATGGGCAAGAAGCTGTTGATCTGCTATCTGAGCAGGGCGTTGATCTTGCTGATGTGATGTGGAAGGCCGATAACGGCCAAGACATCAGCAATCACTACGACACCCTTGCTGAGGTGTTCAAGGTGCCACGGCAGGTTGTCGAAAACTACGTGGGAAAGGCGCAGGTCCGACCCTCGGCAGACCCCTCACCTGGCTTGACCGATGCCGACGTGTCTGAGCTGAAGGCCTACGTCGGTGGTGATGAGCAGTTCAATGCTTTGAGCCAATGGGCTGCAGCCAACATGAACCAGCAGGAGTTGGCCAACTACAACGCTGCTGTTGATAGCGGCAACAAGGAAGCCATCCGCTGGGCGCTGACTGCTATGCAGGCACGTGCATCAGGCAAGGCAGAGGTCGCTGAACCCAAGTTGATCGGTGGTGGACAGCCGCCTGTCGTGGCCAAGTTCGAAAGCAAGCAGCAAGTGCTGGATGCCATGAACAAGACCAATGAGCGTGGTCAGCGCCTTTATGACGTGGATGATGCCTACCGTCAGAAGTTCATCTCGTTGCTATCCAACAGCGACGTGTTCTAACTTGCCGGTAGGGATACATCTCACCCCTGCAACGGACCGGCCCCTGCGGGGATAACCGGGAAAGGGAAGGCGGAAGTGAACCCTGCTCACTTTCTCTTTCAAGACAATGGCTGTCACTATCCCCTGGGACGCGGGTCTTTCGCGGACAGGTCAAATCAAGGGCGACGCGGCAACGTGGGGTCCTGGTGCTGCGGGCTTTGACAAAGACCGTGCACTGTTCCTCAAGCTCGGCGCTGCTGAAGTGCTCGATGCTTTCGAGCGCACCACTGTGTTCAAGGGCAAGACCCGTGAGCGCAACATCCGTGGTGGCAAGAGCGTTGCTTTCCCCATCACCGGCAAGATGGGTGCTCGTTATCACGAGCCTGGCAAGGCGATCCTTGGTGACGGCAACATGCCGTCTGACCTGAACGAACGGGTCATCAATCTCGATGGTTTGATGATTGCCGATGTGGCAATCGACAACCTCGATGAGCTGATGACCTACTTCGATGTTCGGTCGATCTATACGACTGAACTGGGTCGCGCTCTGGCATACGAGTACGACAAGCGCGTTGCTCGCATGATCTTTGCGGCAGCAGCTAATGCCACTGAGCCTCTGGCTAAGGACGGCACGGCTTCTCCCAAGGGTCCTGCTGATAACCGGGGTCGCATCGGTGCAACCATCACCCTGGGCGCTGACTACACCGGTGCTGGCGCTACCCGCCAAGCCAAAGGCGATGCCTTGGTTAATGCCATCTTCGACGCTCGCATTGCGATGGAGAAGAAGGATGTGCCGATGGAAGGCACCGTGGCTGTGTTCGGCCCTGATGACTACTACGCCATCACCCAGTCGAGCCGTGCGATCAACACCGACTTCAACGGTGGTGGTGGTTCCAACGGCACCATCGCTGAGGGTCGCACTCTGCGTGTGGCTGGCATCCCCATCATGATGTCCAACCACGTCACCCAGCCTGCTTACACCCTGGTGGCCGGCGATTACAACGCTGACTACGCCCAGGATCTGAGCAAGTGCCACGGTCTGATCTTCAACCGTGATGCTGTTGGTGTGCTGTCTCTGCTGAGCCCCTCTCTGCAGGCCACCTCTGGTGACTGGAACATCAGCCATCAGGCCACCCTGCTGGTTGCTCGTCAGGCACTGGGTATGGGCATCCTCCGCGCTGAGAGTGCGGTTCGGGTTGTCACTGCCTGATCCAGACTGGTTCTGGAATGTTCGATGGGGCTGGGAGCGATCCTGGCCCCTTTTCTTTTGCCCTCATACCATTGGTCTGCACAGGTGCAGTAGTGGTATGGGTCTTGCGAATCAGGGGATAACGCCTGGCAGGACAACCCTGCTGGAGGCCATCAACGTTCTGCTGGAGAACATCGGCGAGCAGCCGGTGGACGCCTTCGAGAAGGAACAGATCCAGGACGCACGGATCGCTGAGCACACGATCCTTGAGCTGCACCGCGAAGGACAGCTGCGGGCATGGAGCTGGAACAGTGAGGAGTTCTATCCGTTCGAGAAGGACCAGGCCACAAAGGAGATCGTGGTGCCGGCCAATGTGGTGCGGTTCACGGTGGATCCGTACTTCTATGACGGTCGGTTCATCCTTCGTGGGCAGAAGGTCTACGACAAGCTGAATCGCACCACCAAACTGCCTGATGACATCAAGGAGATCCACGCCAATGTGGTGTGGTTATTGACTTGGGACGAGTCACCAGAAGCATTTAACCGGTACACCACGATCCGTGCAGCACGGGTGTTTGCTGCTCGCGTGATGGGTTCTGACTCGATCGTGAAGTACACCGCTGCGGATGAGCAAGCAGCGCTGACTGAGTTGATGCGTGTGGAGCTGGATCAATCCCAGCCCAATGCACTGACAGGTGGTCGGGGCCTTGGTCCGATGCCTACCTACCAACCAGGCATGGGTCTGCTGCGTGGTGTCTACGGAGGTGTGGTCATTGGCTGAGCTGTATAGCTACACGATCCCCAATCTGATTCAAGGCATCAGCCAGCAACCGGATGCACAACGCGATCCGAGTCAGGCTGAGATCCAGATCAATGGGATGTCCTCCATCGCGGAGGGATTGAGGAAGCGGGACAGCACGCACACGCTGGCCAAGGTGAGCAGTGCACCGTTTGGTGATGCGTTCATCCATACGATCCTGCGTGATAACACCGAGGAGTATCTGGCGGTCATCACCAAGACCTCGATCCGGGTGTTTGATCTGCAGGGTAATGAGAAGACCGTTAATGCCCCTGGTGGGTATGGCTATCTGTCTTCAGTGACGGATGCCAGGCAGCAGATCCGTGCTGTGACGGTGGCTGATTACACCTTCATCTTGAACACCAACAAGGTGACAGCGATGGACCCGGCATTGTCGCCGGAGACAGCACGGCCATCAGCGCATGAGTGTTTGATCTGGGTGAAAGCGGCCAACTATGGCCAGACCTATAAGGTCAACGTCAACGGAACTGAAGCCACGGTGACCACGGCTGTGGCGCCAGTGGTCAGTAACGGCACCACAGTTACTGAGAACCGGATCAGCTCAGCTGAGATTGCAGAGCAGATCAAGACAGCACTTGGCACCTTGACTGGGGTGACGATCACCCGTGAGGGTTCCGTGCTTTGGGTGCAGTCTGCCAACCCGATCACGGTGTCAGCGACTGATGCCAGGGCCAATGCTGACATCACGGCAATTCTGGGCAAGGCGCAGGCTTTCACTGATCTACCAACGATTGGTCCAAAGGGTTATGCGGTTGAGATCTCCGGTGATCCGGGGAACAACTTCGATAACTACTACGTGGAGTTCCGTCCCAATAGCGGGACGTTTGGTGAGGGTGTCTGGGCTGAGATCGTCAGTCCTGGTGTCGAGTACAAGATCGACAAGAGCACCATGCCGCACATCCTGGTGCGGTTACCGAATGGGGAGTTCTACTTCGGCCCAGCAGATGGCAGCACCCAAGGCGGTGTTGACATGCCTGCTTGGGGTCATCGAGTTACTGGTGACTACGAGACCGCGCCTGACCCGAGCTTCATTGGTTTTGCCATCAACGATGTAGCGATTTACAAGAACCGGCTGGTCTTCCTTGCTGACGAGAACGTCATCCTCAGTCGGACCAGGGAGTTCTTTGAGTTCTTCCCTGCAACGGTCACGACAGTTCTGGATACTGATCCTATTGATGTTGTGGCTAGCAATAACCGGGTATCCGTTCTCCGGTATGCAGTGCCGTATCAGGATGAGTTGATCCTGTTCAGCTCGCAGTATCAGTTCCGCTTCAACGCAGCGGAGACGGTGCTGACACCAGCGACAGCGCAGATCACGGTGCTGACGCAGTTCGAGATTGATACCAACGTCAGGCCACAACAGGCTGGCGGCGGGATCATCTTCTGTCAGGAGAACGGGCAGTGGAGTCAGTTCCGTGAGTTCAGTGTCCGTGGTGCGGGAACTGCGCTGACTGCTGATGCACAGGATCTGACGGGGTATGTCTCGGCTTACATCCCTGACGAGGTGTTCAAGGTCACGGTGAATGACACAGGCAACAGCCTGTATGTCATCAGCGGGAAGGACGGATACAAGGATCGGATCTATGTGTACAAGTGGTTCTTCCGTAATACCGGTGGTGGTGCGGAGAGGGCGCAGTCCAGCTGGAGCCACTGGCAGTTCAACGGCGCCGATGAGGTGCTGCAGATTGTTTGCATCCGTGAGGCGCTGTACTGCTTAATGCGGTACGGCAATGACATCTTCCTTGAGGTCATCCCTGTGATGGACCGGATGGGTGAGGTGCTGGGCACGCCCTATCCGTTGCTGTTGGATCGGAGGGTGAGCACGACTGCTGCGACCTCTGCTGCGATGCGTGTTGCCAGGGGCACGTATGACCCGGTTACCAGGAAGACCACCTGGACGTTGCCGTATGAGGTGAAGGCCAAGACCCAGGCATGGAGTAGCTACACGGCTGGGCCGGCCACGTACAACGGCGGTGTGTTGCTGGGTGAGGCCAGCACTGGCAACACCATCACGGCCAGGGGTGACTGGAGCCAAGCGGATGTGTTCTTTGGTGAGCTGTATGAGTTCCGTTATCGCTTCACTCGTTTCCGTTTGATGCGTGAGATCGGTGGCGGCAAGGCAGCGGTGAACATGATGCGCACCCAGGTCAGGCAGGCCAAGCTCCGATACCACGAGTCAGGGTTCTTCCAGGTGAAGGTGATGCCTGAGCATCGGGTGCCTGGGCTCTACACGTTTGATGGAACGGTGAGTGCTGTTCGCAATGCCCGGATTGGGCAGGTGGGTGGCACGTATCAGCCGGATACCGCGAGGTACTTCGAGGGTGTGTTCAACATCCCGATCCTGAGTCGCGGTAGTCAATGCCTGGTGGAGATCCTCAATGACTCCCCACACCCCTGCAAGTTCAGCACCTGTGAATGGATGGCCTTACTGACTGGTCGTGCGAGGTCCCTGCAATGAGGTGGGCGGATCCACAGGAGGGCCTCGTCTACTACGTGGCTGCGAACATCAGACGAGAGGACGAGCGTGAGGTGTGGTTAAGTCACCACATCCCAGGCCCTGAGGCGGTTGTCGAGAGCTGGCAGCAGAGCGATCTCTGCCGTTGCATCGTCACCAATGACGGTGAGCCAGTGGGTGTGACGGGTGTTGTTGGTGATCGGATCTGGTTGCTTGGCACTGAAGAGCTGACAGCAACACGGTCAAGAAGATTGCAGCTGTGCAGAGAAGGGCGAGGATGGGTTGAGCATTGTTTGAAACGAGTGGGCGGTCCCATAGGGAACGACGTGTATTACTCCAACCAAGCGTCGATCCGCTGGTTGAAGCACTTGGGGTTCACGGTTGAGCAGCCGAGGCCGTTTGGTTCAAGCGGTGCCTTGTTCTGCAATTTCTGGAGGGCAGCCTGATGGTCGTTATTGATCCGATCTCACTGGCCTTTGGTGCGGTATCCACAGGGTTGAACCTGATGGGTGCCAGCGCCAGCAACAAGGCTGCTCAACAGGACTACCTGAACCAGACGGCGTTCCAGAAAGCGAACAGTCAATTCGCGTCTTGGCAGGCTGGGTTCAACGCCAAGATCAACGACGCCAACAACCAATACAAGTATTGGCAGGAGACTGTTAATTACAACCAGAACCTGGCGTACACGAAGGCGCTCAGGAACGTTGAACTGCTGAAGGGCATCCGGCAGGCAGAGGTGGTGCGTGACACCCGCGCCGCTGCTGGTGCCAGCTATGTGCAGGACAGCGAGGCGATTACTGCTGCCTATGGCGAGGCCTCAATGCAGGAGGCAGTAGCGATGCAGCAGTACCAGTGGCGATCACTGCAGGCGCGGTCATCGGTGCAGGCAATGAACATGGAGGGCAACAGCGTTGATCGTTTGGTCAATGACTACGCCCGGCAAGAGGGTGACTACGCGACGCTGCAGGAGATCAACAAGGGAATCAGGAGTCGGCAGTTCAGTCGAACGCAATCAGCGCGAGTGGCGCAGTACCTGAGTCAATACAACAGTCAGCAGTTCTACGAAGAGCAGCCGTACATGGAACCGCTGCCACCGTTTGCACCGCTGCCGACGTTGATCACACCGCCTGGTCCAACGATGACAGGTGCTGGGCCGAGCAGTGCTGCTGCTGGATTGAACATCGCCACTGGATTGCTTGGTGGTGTTCAGTCGGTGTTCTCCATGCAGAACACGTTGAACAGCCTGAAGACACCGAGCAGTTCTTCAGGTGCTGGCACACCGAAGGGGAGTTAATCAATGGCACAACGTCTTCCATTTGGTGAGGTCAGCCCTGGCGCTAAGCCGCTGGGTGCTTTCGTTTCACCGGCTCAGATCCAAACTGCAGGTGCTGCACGCCCTGCACTGCTTGATTCCCCGAGTGGGGTTGTCCAACTGCAGCAAGGCAGTGGTGGCAGTGTTCAGGGGTATAACCAGTTTCAACAGGTAGCGACAGCGCTGGCACCGTTCAGCAAGACGCTGTTGAGCCTGACTGAGACGGGGATTGTTTCGTATGTCAGTGGTCAGATTGAGTCTGGTTACTACGACGAGCTGAAGAACCAGTCAGCCAAGGCGGCGCTGGGTATGCAGCTGCAGCAAGAGCAGGGTGCGATCAATGCCGCGACCACGGTTAGCCAGCTGCAGAAGAGGGATCCAGTTGCTGCGCAGTTACTGCAGGACAGCAACCCTTGGAAGCTGATTGGTCGCCGTCGTGCTGCAGCGCAGCTGGCGGGGCAGAGCATCGACAACGCGCTGTCTTCTGACCTCATCAATAACCAAGGTCAGCTGGCCGCCATGCAGCCGGGCAGCCCTGCCTTGATGCAGCGCAAGGCTCAGATCACCCAGGAGGTGATGAGCAAGTACGGGCTGACGGGCGATGAGCTTGAAGCTCAGTTCTATACGGTGCCCAAGCTCAACCAAGCGTGGGACAAGTACAGCGAGAAACAGCAAACGCTGTATGCGCAGACGGTTAAGCAGAACACCATCGACATGGGCGTTGCGTCCATGGGTGCGTTGCTGCAGGGCTATGCACAGAACGGCATCCCGTTTAACGGTGAGATCATCCGACTAGGTGATCCACGGTTTGCGCAGTTGGGTGGCCTGCTGATGACGGCAGAGCTTGATCGCACGCTGTCGATGGTTGGTGGCACCGATCGATCAGAAGCAGTGAAGGCACTGCAGACGCAGCTGTATGGCACGTATGGCCAGGTGCCTGGGCTGCGTGATGTGCTGACCTTTGTGCAGGGCGGCAATCCTGGTGACAAGAGCCGTCCGACATGGGGTGCCAGCAATCCGCTGGGTGCTGTTGAGCTGACCAACCGTGGTAATGACGCACGGCTGAAGGCGTATGAGAACGAGCAGCAGGGGATTGAGAACGAGCTAGATGGGTTGTGGAACCAGGCTGGGATGCCTGGCTCAATGCTTCCCACTGATCCGGCGTATGCCGGTGCATTGCTGGAGTTCCGCAACCAGGCAGCAGCCAAGGGCTATCGAGATCTCGATGGCTACATGGGCGGGAAGATGAAGGATCGCAGCACGTTTGCTGCTGAGGCCTATGCCGCTGATCCAATTCAGGAGGACATCCTGCGTGATCAGATCAATGACCTGACGATCACTGAGCTGCGCAGTCCTGGTGCTGTGCAGGCCTTGCGTGAACAGGTCAGGAGCATTGCTGCTGGTCAGCCCACTCGGCAGCTGCAGGAGGCAAAGCTCAAGGAGTTACGTGGTCTGCTGGATGAGAAGGTCAAGCAGGCGGAGGCCTTCACTCCTGGCATCCAGAAGGGGATTGATAGCGCTGTTCAGCAGGACCTGAAGGCTGGCCCTGTCGCCAAGTTGCTGGCGAAGAAGGGAGAGCAGAGCGCTTTCCTTGCTGCAATCCAGGGTGGGCAGAGTGCTGCTGGTGCTGCTGGTGCTGCTGATGCCAGGGCTGGTGCTTTCGCTAGCAGGGTGGAGGACCTGTACGTCCGTGCGTTCGAGACCAAGCTGGGCGAGTGGCAGGCCAAGAACCCTGGCCAACCACTGACACCTGCTACCAAGAACGTCCTGCTGAATCAGGCCGTCACCGAGGTACGCAAGGGGCAGGAATACAAGGATGCCTATAAGCAAGCCACGGGGTTGAACCCTGGTGAGGTGGGTGCCAAGAAGGTTGGTGCTGCGGAGGTTGGCACTGAGCCCAGCGAGAAGGTGCGCGGTGTTCCGAAGTCTGCTGCTGGTCAGCTGTCAGATACAGCAGCACAACGCTTCCGTGTACAGCCCGTGATGGAGGGGCAGTGGTTACGCGAGGAGTTGGTGAATGTGGGTAAGGGCAAGCCGGTGAGTGCTGAGCTGTATCGCTTGGCCAATCGCGCCAAGACCAGCACCAACAAGTTCCTGCTTGAGCAGCTGCGTTTCTACCCACAGCTGGATCCACGAGGTGGGATCAGGCAATACCTGCAGAAGGAGGTGGAGAAGCAGCGGCAAGGTCAGCAGGTATCGAGTGCCAATTACCAGGCTGTGATCGGTCAGGCGCCGTTCAACCCAATGGCACCTGGCAGCTGGCTGATGAACATGCTCACGCCACCAGCTGCAGCAGCAACATTGCCTCCCAGCTATCAGCGCTTTGCTGATGAGAAGCCTGGCCGTGTTTCCACGATTGCTGGTGACAAGGGTGGGTTGGCTGCCACTGTCTCTGCTGGCGAGGGTGGATGGAACAGCGTCAACTACGGCACCACTGGTTCTGCCAGCCAGATGCGGTTGACCAGCATGACCATCAAGCAGGTGGAGGCGCTGCAATCCAAGGGCAAGGTGTTCGCCGTTGGTGCTTATCAGTTCACCCCTGGTGTGCTGGCAAGGGCACGTCGTGACGCCGGGCTGACAGGCAATGAGGTGATGACACCTGATGTGCAGACCAAGTTGTTCTGGGGTCTGGCATTGGGTGGCAAGCGTGAGCGGCTTGCTGCCTATCTACGCGGCGAGAGCAACGACCTGACCGGTGCACACCAGGACTTGTCCATGGAGTGGGCTGGGGTCGCTGGCCCTAATGGCCGTGGCTACTACGACGGCGACAAGGCCGGGAACCGTGCATCTGTTGGTGCTGCTCGCGTGAGACAAGCACTGATCGCTGCTCGCAAACAACTATCAGGACGCTGACCCATGCCGAAGTTCGATCTCCCACCTGAAGTCGATAGCTACGAACCCACGTGGTCACCGCCTAAGACGCCACCAAAGATGGGTGCGGGTGAGGCACGGGCTGCTGGTAACCAGCGCATTGAGAACGCTGCTGGTTCTGTGCCTGTTGTTGGCCCTGTCCTGAAGGGTCTGACGCAGTTCGCCAATGTCCTGGCCAGCCCTGACACCAAGATGGGCATCTTCACTGGCCCGGTGAATGGCATCAGCAAGCTGGGTAATGCTGTTGGTGATCTGGTCCAGGGCAAGCCGATTGATGTATCGGATGCTTGGACGATCAGCGATCAAAACGCACGTCGCCTGAACCCCTGGCGTGCTGGGGTGGGGCAGTACGTGGGGCCATCAGACCAGGCAGGTCTGGAGGTTGGCGAGGGGATAGGTGCTGAGCTGGTGGGTATCGGAATCCTTGGCCGACTGCAGAACATCCGCCGACTGCAACAAGCAGCGCAAGCGTTGAAGAAGACGCAGGCCGTCAAGAGTGCAGCTGTTGCAGCGAAGGTGAACCCAACACTGCGTGCTGGTCTGAACGCTGGGAAGAACGTTGGCGAGGCACTGGTCAGCACCACGCTTGCTGTTCCGTTCCTCGATGCACAGGACGGCAACCTGGCGAACCTGGGTGACGCCTTTGGCCTGAAGCTGCCGGGTCGTGTTGAGCCTGGCGATAACTACCTGCAGGCCCTGGGCAAGTCGCTTGGTGTTGAGGGTCTAGCTGCACCGCTTGCATTGATTGGTGCTGGTGCATTGATCAAACCCATCCGTGAAGGGATGGCCACCGGTGGGTTGGGTTGGTTAGACGAGCTGGCTGATGCAGAGCTGGCGCCGTACATGCCGCAGGCACCTGCTGGTCCTGCACTGCCACCGGCTGCAGCTGCTGATCTGGTGGATAACGGCAGCAAGTCACTGCCTGCCTTTGGTCAGACGGGCTTTGACTACGGCCGGCTGGAAGCACCAGCTGCGCAGTACGACTCAGCAATCAGCCGTTCACTGCAAGAGCAGACGCAGATCAAGCAGGTCGAGCAGCAACGCCAACGCCTGGAAGGCATGGGTCTGGTGCAGCGTGGTGAAGGTGGCCAGCTGGAGTTCAGCCTTGATGCTGGTGTTGACCCTGAGATCAGGCTGCAGGTCAGACAGCTGCAGACGCAGCGTGGTCAGCTGATCAAACAAGCCACCGAGAGCGGACAGGACGTTGGTCAGGAGCTGGCGAACATCGACCAGCAGATCGGTGATCTGATCCAAAGCGGCAGGGCACAGGATGCGATGGATGCACGGCCACCGGTGCAGCCGGAGCTGGACATGCCTGATGGCCGGCCGGAGTTAGACACCTACCTGGCCAACCTGGATGAGCTGAGTGATGCAGAGCTGCGTCAGATCCATAGCCGTGTCTGGCGTGAGGATGCTGATGCACGGATGGTGCAGGAACAGGAAGCTGTTCAGCAGCAGGTTGCAGCAGCACAGCAGCAGATCGAGCAGATCAATGCACGCCGTGATGCTGGTGAGATCACAGATACCGGTGCCAAGCGTCTGCTGACCAAAGCAGAGAAGGCACTGACTGATGCAGAGCTAGCGCTGCGTGGCATTGAATCCCGTGCACGGGTGCCTGAATCACTGGTTGGTGATCAGCTGCAGCTGCGCATTGAACAGCAGGGTCAGCTTGATCTGCTGCCTGCGGTGAAGCTGCCACCGTTCAAGGAGATCACCAGCACTGCGAGCGAGTTCGGCTACCGGACAGCGGATGACTACCGCAACGCACTGACGGGGTGGACACGTGATCAGCTGCGTCGCTTGGCCATGCCTGAATCGAGCCCTGAGGTGGCAGCACTGGTGAAGGCACGCACTGGCCGGCGGGTATGGCAAGCCAAGAAGCAGGACATCATTGATGCACTGGTTGAGATCAGCGAGCAGCGCGGTCGCTACCTGCCACCAGAGCCAGAGCAGTTGGCGATGCAGCTGAAGGCCAATGACTTCGGTGACTCAGCACCACTGTTTGACCGACCGGCGGAACTGGATGTGCCTGGCATGGGCAAGGTGCTTGATGCCGATGGCAATGAGGTGGTGGTTCCTCTTGAGGACTATGCCCCTCGTGGCATGGATGCCAACACCCGTGAGCGTCTGAAGGCTCAGATCCTGCAGAAGGCCATCGCTAACGGTGAGGTACAGGCACCCTTCAGCCCACTGCCCAACCGTCCTGTCACCAAGTTTGAGCAGAGTTCATTCATTGGTGAGCTGCTGGCTGATGAAAGTGGTCAGCTGCCGTTGGCGTATGCCACCGATGCCATGCCCACCTACAAGGCTGGCGGCAAGAACGTTGACTCCCTGGTGGAGGAGATGCGTCTGCGGTTTGAGTACCAGGTGCTGGATGCTGAAGCGCAGCGTGCTCAGCGTCAGGCCTACATGGCGGCGCATGGGTGGGACAAGCTGACGTGGGAAGAGCGGAAGCAGTTGGGTGTATTGGGTGAGGGGTTCTATTCCCTGGCTCCTTACAGCGAGCGCTTCCGTGACCCAACACCTGCTGCGCGTTCTGATCTGACGCCGGCGCAGCTGGACAAGATGGCTGCCGGTGCCAAGGCAACACAGGAAGCGAAGGCTGCAACACCTCCTCGTGAGCCAGCGGTGTATGCGCTGAAGTTCGACAACGGCAATCCCGTGGTGGTGAACGAAGCAGCTATTCCAAAGCCCAGCAGGGAGCAGGCCGCGGCAGCCAAGAAGGCCAAGCGTGCTGAGTACAACGCTGAGCGTGAACGTGCAAAGCGTTCCAACACCGTCTTGGATAAGGAGACGGCCGATCTCCTCAAACAACGGGATCAGATCCTTCGCCAACAACAAGGAGCTAAGTGCTAATGGCTAGCTGCAACGACCTCAACCAACAGCTCAAAGAGATTGATGATCGCCTTGCAGCTATCGAGTCCGCCAAGCGCGGGCTTGAAGCACGGGTTGATTTGGCTGATGAGACCGCCAGTAGCAAGCCAAAGATCTTGCGCACCTGGGATGGCAAGAAGGTCGGTGTTGATTCACAGGAGTGGATCAAACAGGTCGAGCTTGATGCTGTGCGCATGGGTGATGAACAGGTCAGGCAGCTGGTCCGTTCATCGTTTGATCAGAAGAGCAAGCCTGCTGGTCGCACTGGCCGGATGCTCAATTACTCCCAGCTGGAGCCAGATAAGGACAACCTTGCCACCTTGCTTGAGGTGATGGGTGAGACCCGTGTTGCTACCAAGAAGGGTCAAGAGCTGAAGCAGGTGTGGACTGCTGAGGTGGCCAGCAAGGAACTGCAGATCCTCGCTGCACGCTCAGGTGGTGACCCAGCTGAGATTGCAAAGCAACTGGGCAACAGGACCAGAGGACTGAAGAAGCTACCGGCCACGGTGTACATGGTGGCCAAGGCCAAGTGGGATAGCGCCAGTCAGTACGCCGACGCCTTGGATGAGATGGCTGATGCCATCGAGCAGGGCATTGCATCTGATGCACTGAAAGCCCAGGCCGCAAACGTGGCGCAATGGGCGTATGTGTTTGAGCAGCTGGATGCCTTTGTTGGACGGAAGGTTGGCCAGGCACTGGTGACCCGTCAGTTCAAACAGGACTTTGACCTCTCCTTGGTGGACATCGGTAAGGACGCTGAGTTCCTCACGTTGGAGAAGGTGAAGGGCAACTCACTGGTTGCCGACATGCTGAAGCTGACAGCTGAGGGCAATGCCTCTGAGCTGCGTAAGCGTGCAGCAGCGAAGCGCCTCAACCAAACCGTTGGAGGTGGTGTGAATGAAGGCGGCTTCATGGCTGACCTCAGGCTGCTCAACACCTTCCGTCGCGCCAACCTGCTGTCCTCTGTAGCCAGCTGGGCTGTTCGCAACCCACTGTCTGGTGCGCTGGTGCAAGCCACCTACATGGCTGAAGACACCGTGTCTGGTGTGATCAGGACCATGAACAAGAACGCCCTCAAGCCAGGGATGTTCGATGGCCTGCAGGCTTCTGCTCATGCCTGGCGACAGTTCAACTCAGCATGGGGCATGGCATGGGGCAATGCTTCTGAGTCCTTCCGTACTGGGAAGGGAACGATGGGGGATGAGAACCTCAAGTTCGTTGATCAGAAGAACCTGTTCGAGGATCCCAAGTCCCTGATCAACAACACATTCGAGAAGTTCAAGACTGATCCCGCTTCTCTGGCCAATCCGATCAACATGTTCAACGCCATGAACGCTGCTGTCTGGCAGGTGTTCGGGCAGGTGGGCGAGAGGTTCGGTACGGATGCTGGCTATGGCCTGCCCTTCCGTCTGTTGAACATGGGTGATGAGTTCATCAGGACTCAGGCCTATGTGTGGAAGACCAACCATGAGGCGTTCCTCCGTGCGTCAGAGGAGGGACGTGCTGCTGGCAAGTCCATCGAATGGATCCAGGACAGGGCTGATGAACTGGCCGAGGGCCTGATCTTCGATGGCATCTACACCGACGACATGCTTGCGGCGTATCGCAGGAAGCGGAACGCGGAGTACGGAATCCCTGTTGGTGATGAGCTATCGGATGATGAGCTGCGGGCAATGTTGTACGACCAGTACAAGAACGCCCCGAACAAGAACAGTGAGCTAGGTGCCATTGGTTATGAGCGTGGTGAGAACGTCACGTTCACGAGGCCCTTCGATAACCAGGTCATGGCTGGTCTGAACATGACCCGTCAGAACCCAGTTGTGGGTTGGTTGGTGCCGTTCTTCAAGGTGCCAATGAATGGCATCGGCTGGGTGTTGAACCGTGAGGCATTGATCCAGATGCCACGTCAGCTGCTGATGGAAGGACGGCAGGCCTTTGCCAAGAACAAGCCATTCACCATGGAGGAGATGGCTGATGCCCGTGCTCGCACGCTGGTGTCGATGGCGATTGCTGGCATCACCCATGCACTGTGGGAGTCAGGTGTCTTCACTGATGGTGGCAGCAACGACCCACGGCAGCGTGATCGTGAGCGTCGGGTGGCACCGTCCTATAGCTTCAGCTTGGCTGGCACGATGCTTGGTGCTGCCAAGTTCCGTGGCAGTGGCATTGATGTCATTGACCTGATGGGTCTGCACGCTGATGTGCTGCGTGCCTGGCATGACGGGTTGATCGGCAACAACGATGCCGGCATGGCCATTGGCAAGATCATGCTGGCCCACGGTGAACTGCTGAAGAACAAGGCAGCACTGAAGAACATCAGTGATGTAATGAACTGGGCGCAGGACCCATCGCGTTACGACCTAGGTCGGCTGGTTGGTTCACAGATGGGTGGCTTGATGCCAGTCAGTGGATTCCTCAGCAACCTGACCCGTTCGGTGTCTGACCCTGAGGAAATGCAGGCACCACGTCGGGCGATGACGCCTGATGAGATGGCAGCACTGAAGAAGGATCCGTTGTGGAACCTGATCTCTGCACCGTTTGAACTGTTGGGTCAGGCCTTCGCTTCAGCCCATGCCAACTACCCAGGTATCGGGATGGCAGTGCCACGCGAGAAGGACTGGTTGGGCAACACCATCCAGCGACCGCTTGGCCTGCCGTTGGACATGACCATCCCCTTCATGCCTGTGATCAAGCCTGATGACTGGCTCTACAAGGAGCTGGCCAAGCATGGCTTCGGTGACAAGCCCAGACCCGATGGCAAGGTGTCGATGGGTGGCGTGCAACTGCAGATGACCACCGAGGAGGAGGGCTACTACCGCGATCAGATGCGCACCATTCGAGGGGTGGAACCACCAGCATCCTCTGGCCGGTTGCTGGACATCACGCAGTACGTGGAAGGCAATGACATGCAGGGTGCATTGCGTGCGCTGTTCCGTGACCCGGACTACCAGGCACTGCTGAATAACCCTGGTGGATCAGTCAGCCCCAGTTTGAAGGTGCAGCCTGGTAAGTCGCTGAACGATCGGAAGCAGTCCGCTGGCGGGGACATCTACGCCCCGATCGACGACATCATCAACTACTACGACGACCAAGCGATCAAGGCTTTACTGCTGAACAACAGCATGGGATTCGCTGAGCGGTTCAAGCAGGTGGTTCAACAGAAACAGGGCAGCCTTGAGCAGTACGTGGAAACGATGTCCCCATTGGGAGTGGGCCGCCTGTAGCAAGACCGATAACGTAAGGGGTGCACAGGTGCAAGCCATTACATGGCCATACCAACCCCTTACTCATACCGGCAATACACAGGGGACGGGGTTGCGAAGAACTTCTCCGTTCCCTTCCCATATCTGCAACGGGTTCACGTTCACGTCTACCTGGACGGGAAGGAGCTGAAGGATGGGACTGACTACAACTGGACCAGCGGTACGCAGATTCAGCTGACCGTTGCACCCCAGGCCCCGGTAGCAGGGACCACACCCAAGCCAGCTGAGGTGTTGACCGTCAGGCGCATCACGCCAGAAGACGATCAGATCGTTCAGTGGAGGGATGGCAGCTACATCATTGCGGATGATCTGAATGAATCAGACAAGCAGTGGCTGTATCTGATTCAGGAACACCACGACAATCTGGTGTTGCTGCTCAATGGGCAGTGGACGGTGCCAGGTGGTGGCAGCCCTGCGACCAGCCTGGCGTTCTGGAACAAGCTGCCCCGTAACAAGGATCCAAACAAGGGCACAGCAACAGAGATTGCCCAGACCATCGACAAGCTGGACCAGCTGCTGGGTGACTGGCCGAAGGATGGCAAGGACAAGTTCATCGCCACCACCGATGCGATCAGTGCTCGGCTTGATCCGTATGTGCAGGACGGCACCCCTACTGCTTACGGCCTGCCGCAGAAGGAACAGAGCGGTAAGCAGTGGTTCGATACCGATGATCTGGTCCAACGGTTCTGGGATGCAGACGCTGGCGCTTGGGTAACGCTGGCGAATACCGGACCACAGGGACCTGCTGGTGGCCCTGGCCCTGCGGGGCCTGCTGGTCCTGCCGGTCCGATTGGTCCACAAGGGCCGATTGGTCCACCGGGTAGT